TGATAGTTTAGTGCCAGAAATACTTGTCACAAAATCATCAATACCACGTCTATCACATTCCAACACAACGTTGCTGTCGGCAAAGAAACTGAAGTCAGCTTGACTTGAACCTTTGCAACCAACTTCTTCGTCTTTGAAAAAGACAGCTTTGAAGTTATCATAGTGTTGTAATAGTGATAGTGTGATATAAACGCCAACTTTGTCATCTCCACCAATACCATATCTTTTACAGTTTGTTCTGTCAATAGCAAGTAGCTTGTCGTCAATTTTGACAAGTTCGATGTTGTTGTTGATGTCGTGAACAGTATCAATATGGCATACCATTGTTGGATATAAATCTGCGTCGCCTTTTGCAACATAGATGTTACCATAGTTGTCTGTTGTGAAGTCAAGTTTCATACTTCTGACTTTCTTCTTGATGAATGATTCCATTCTGTGGGACTTGTACGATTCTGTTTGGATTCGCATTGTGTCCAGTAATAAATTGTTTTTCATTGTGTGAGTTTATTAATTGTTGTCTACTCTTTAAGGTTTTCGACTGCCCCTATTTTGTTTTGTAGATTTAGTAAGGCTAACTTGTAACCATAATTCTTAGCTAATTGCATTAGCAAAAAGTCATTACTACCGTTGTTTGCTTTTGCGAATTCATTTAGATATTCTTCTGTAGGTGTAGCTACTATACTTTTGTCCAGTTTTTCTAATTCTTTTCTGATATATTTTTCCATAATATTATATTTTCATTGTGTGATAATATTGTATAAAGCTTGTTGTATATAGCGCACCAATAAATAACCAAACAGGCGAAGTGAATAGTATTTGTGTTGTTGAAAAACTACTTATGATATGTGATAGTAGCGCCATACTACTAAACACAAACAACCAATACATAAATGATATGAATACTTTCATATATGTGTTGAGGTTTAGATTTTCTGTTGTCGTACTATCAGCTATAGTGATTGTGATTGCACCGTTCCTACTTTTTTTCTGAACGGTTGTGATGCCTGTAGGCAAAGTTTTAGTGATTGTTTTCATGTGAATTGAATTTTAGATTATTGATTTTATTTTCAAGTCTTGTGACTTGAGAGTCTGCAAAGTCAATACGACCTTGTAGAACCAACAGTTGATTTATCAACACATCTCTGTGTATAATCCAGTCAGCCTGTTCGTTTTCTTGTAGTATAATTGCTTGTGTATATGTAGCCATAATTATAAATTTTGTAGCGCCTGTAGGATTCGAACCTACATTTGCATCGTGAAAGGATGATGTCCTAAACCAATTAGACGAAGGCGCCAGATAGTGAGAAGTAAGGAAACTCACTTATATTAACTAAACATACACATTGACTTACTTTTTTATATGATTTGCGTCGCATCATTGGGTGTGTATTTCCCCTTTTGCCAGCAAGCGAAGAACAAACCAAATGCCCGTATTCACGAGCATCGGTTGCCTGTATACTATTCAGGTCTTTCTTCAGCCAAACGGTCAACCACTTCTTCTACTGTGGATTCACGTTCTTCTGTTGCAACTAAGAAGCCTAACTGACTGAACACGCTATCAGGTGTGTTCAAGACTGGCTCTTCTGCTACTGCATCCATTTTCTTTTCAAACAACCACTCTGGAATTGTTACTTGTACCAATTTCTTTTTGGCATCAACAATGCTGAGTTGTGATTGTGATTTAGGCATATACACTCTATCAAATAATTTAGTGTTACCTTGTTTGCAGTTCGATAAAACAATTGCTTTACCTGAAGCGTGAATTTCCACTAATGTGGCTTTGAATGTTACTGTTGTTGAATTTGAATTTTTCATTTTATGTATATTTAAAAATTAATACCCAACGAATACAAATGCTTACTTGATATAACCGAGGCCAGACTTCAATTGTTTTCAAATATTTTCATGAAAGGCTTTAGCCGCTTCGAAAAAATTTTAAAAGAATTTAAGCTGGGTTGAAAACTTGCCAAGCTTCGATAAAATTTTTAATCAAAAATTTTTCAAGGTTGAGCAACCGAAGGGGATACCAAGTAAGCATTTGTAAATTTGTATGGGATTTTTAATACATAAAATAAAATTCCAACGGCAGTAATATTCAATTCCATAATAGAAATTCAGGCATTCAAGTGAAGTGATTGTTCGGACTGCATACAAATCTATCTATCTATCTATTTATTTATTTGATTGTGTGTATGGCTTAACCAATCACAGCTCTATCTGATGAACCAAAAAGGAATACCAACAAGTGACAATAACAGAGTTGTCGATTAATAAAATGGGTGTAGTAGTATATGCAAGTCCTGACAACAGCTGATGACTTTCATACAGTTATGGTTATTAGTGACATAAGGTTGTGAAACCAACAGTTGAAGTGGTGACATTATGTTTAGGTGAAAGACAAGGATAGGATAGGTTATCGAATGATTGTGAATACGAGCATTACCATTGGGATGAAGGGGGTGGGTATAGGAAGGGGTGCCAAAGGATACCGTAGGTATCCGCCAAAGCGAGAGAGGCGAAGCCGAGCGAGCGAGATAGATAGTATTTGTAAATTGACATAGGTATAGAAAAAAGCTAAAAAAAATAGAGTAATGAACGGATAGAAACAACCCCCATATAATATATAAATCAATTTACATAACGATAGTGTAGGTAAAAAATATAGATTACCTAAAACCTCAGCATATGCGTGGCGTATTTTTGAAAACAGTTAAAGTAATATAAATAGGTCATCATTAGTTTACATTATTGCGCCACATATTTACATCGGATAATTAAGTATATTTGTAAAAAATAAAGTTATGCCAAACAAAAAGAAAAACGATTCAATACCTCAGCCAACATACAAGAATATAAAAATGTTTGCTAATATTAGAAACCAAAATATGGGGTCGAACCAACCAGTCACAAAAAACGACTCAATTGTATATAGACAAGGTTTTGATTTTGGGTTAAAGCATCAAGGCGGCATGAATCCTCCACCAGCAAATGAAAACTTAATGTTCCGAGGGGGAAGATGGGAAGGTCAAAACACTGAAAATCCAATAAAGAACGCTACAAGACCAAACATCATTACAAGAGGTATGAATGCCATAAAAGACTTCTTTAACGATTAGTTGTTTACATTTTTGCGCCACATTGTTTTTTTTTGTATATTTGTATATGAAAAAGATAAAATGGTCTGTCGTATTGGTTTGGGTGAGTATATTTACAATCTCTTATTTAATATGGTCACCTATTTTAAAATTGATTTTCTAATGTGGAAAACAAACTATAGTATAAATGTCGAAATTGACAACAAAGTTGGCGCAGGAAATTATTGGACTCAAACATCAACCTGGGACAAGGAATTTAATACAAAAATTACAGCAAAAGATTGATGAACTTGAGCGACAAGCAAGTGACAAGCCAAAGACACGCAAAACAAGCTGATTTACAGGTGATATACGTCAGTTTTTTAGCTTCTTAAAAAAAAAGAGGCTAAAATCGACATGCCTATATAAAAAGAAGAAAAGAAAAGAATAAAAATTTAATATAATAATACATAAATGATTGAAAAAAACATAGTTTTTGGTTCTGATGGCAGGAAAAAACTAAAAAAAGGCATTGATACCCTTGCAGAGGCTGTTTCCTCTACTTTAGGTGCTTCAGGAAAGACAGTAATTATTGAAGACCAGTTTGGAAACCCTCATATTACAAAAGATGGGGTAACAGTAGCTAATAGTATATTGCTTTCAGACCCAGTAGAGAACCTCGGCTGTAGCATTTTAAAGCAAGCTTCACAAAAAACAGCGTCGGAAGCAGGAGATGGTACTACAACTTCCTGTGTTTTAGCAAAATCCATGATAGATAAGTGTTTTGACCAAATAAATAGCGTTGAAAATGTAACTCAAGCTAAAGAAGGTATAGAACATGCCGCTAGATTGGTGGTAAAAACACTCGAAAAAATGAAAACTGAAGTGACAGACGAAAAATTACTTCAAGTTTCTACTATTTCGGCTAACGGAGATGAGTATATTGGTAAGATGATAGCAGATGCCTATATAAAAGTAGGTAAAGATGGTGTTGTAACAATGGACGAGTCCACCACAGGCGAGGATTATACCGAAATAACTAATGGAACCAAAATACAAAGAGGGTATGGTACTCCATTTAGCATAAACAACCTTAGAAATAAGTCAGTAGAGTTTCAAAACCCCTTAATTGTCATTAGTGACATGAAAATTGACATGCACGAACGACTTCATTTTGCGTTTGAGGCCTCAATAAAGCAAAAAAAGCCACTTTTAATCATTTCAGACCTAGACGACAGGGTAAAATTGTTTATAGCACAAAATATAAACAAGAAAAACCTTACGGCTAACTTTTTAACACCTGAAGGTATAGGTATAAAAAGATTTGAACTACTTGAAGACCTTTGTATGATGACTGGAGCTAGAATGATTTCAGAAATGTCAGGAGATTCTTCTCAAAATATTGATGCATCTTATCTTGGCACCTGTAGACAGATGATTTCAAACTCAACAGAAACCGTTTTGGTGTTTGATGAGGCGGAAAACAAGAAAAAAGATGAGGTTATTGAGTGGTTAAATAAAGAAATACGATTAAGTGCCAATAAAACCGATAAGTGGCACTTGCAAGACAGATTATCTAAATTAGCTGGTGGTGTAGCAACCATAAAACTTGCTGGTAACTCAGAAGTTGAGCTGAAAGAGAAGAAAGATAGGGTAGATGATTCCATCCATGCAACAAAAGCAGCCTTAGAAGAAGGTATTGTTGCTGGTGGAGGGGTAGCCTTATTAGACGTACATAGAAAAATTTCCAAAAAATCTCCGAGAAGCAACTCTGATTCTTTTGTTTGGGGTTATAATATATTAATTGAGTCTCTGCCGAGTGCCTGGGAAAAAATCATAGAAAACTCAGGGCAATCAACAGAACACAAGTATATTGTAAGTAAAATGGAAAACAGAACCATCAAACATGGATTAGATGTTAAAACTGGTAAGTTTGGAAATATGATAAGAATGGGGATTATTGACCCCTTTAAAGTAACTAAAAATGCTGTTTTAAACTCAGCATCAGTTGCATCAATAATACTGACGACATCATGTGTCGTCTCAAACAAGAGAATAAATAAAAATTAAAATTATGGTTATATCGAATGAAATATTTGAATCTTATAGACTTCAAAAAAGGAAAGAAACAAAAGCAGCAAACCTTTTGATTACAAATGGTTATACTGTATTAGACGAAAAAGGAAAAGTCCTAACTAAACAAAAATTAGGCGTTGAAGGCAGTTGGTAGTTTTATTATTGTAAAAGATGATGAGGTGGTTCAAAAAAATGAACTGGGACTCATTATAACTGAAAAATCAGATAATAACATAAGATATGTTATAGGTCAGGTAGTAACTGTTGGCGAAGATGTCAAAGAGGTTAAGCCTGGTCAATTTGTTTACTTTGACAAGATATCAGGCTCTGAGCTGAGGATTAAAGGAACTAAGCTTAAGGCTATTAGAGAAAAAGATGTCGTTGTAACAATGGATGATGTTAACACCGCTATTTGATTATGAATCACATAGAATAATAATGGAAACCCCTTTTATTTTTAAAGGGGATGATTATCTGTATTTTCCAGAAGGAGTTGATTTTTACAGTTTATATAGAACAAAAAGAAAGATAAATTCTTTTTCAGAACTTGAATATATTGCAGAGAAGTTTATTCATTTAAACCCTGAATTTAAACTATCTCTAATGACCTCTTTATTTAAAATTCTATCAGACAGAGACTCTGGACACATAATTAGAACATATACCTCATTAAGGGTTGAGGCTATGGTCACAAGAGTTTACAATAAGAAAAAGGTGCCCTATTGTAAGAGAAAAAGAAAAATAATATTCAACCCCTCTAAAATGATTGATAGAAAAACTAAAATGAAAATAGTTGGCTCTATTATTGGGACAAAAAAAAGACCTACTAGCTCAGAGATTGACCAAGTTATTGAAGAGATGTGGCTTGAAAAAGAAAAGATTACACTAATAAAAGTAGCAAAAAAACTTCACACATCAAGATATCTTGTTTCTTGGTACTTTAATGAAGAAACAAAATCATCAATCAAAAAAGCTAATCTAGATATTAAAAACGAAAATTTAATAAGTAGAGCGATAGAAGCTATTGATTTTTTAACAGACAAAGGCAACGCACTGAAGATGAGAGAGTTAAAAAAAATAACCTCTATAAGAAACTATTCTCTATTAAAAAAGGCAGTTTTTATGTATCAGAATGAAGATTAGATGCGTTCATTTTTTCAATAACCTTTTTATATATCTTATCAGCATAAGATGTCTTTTTGAATATAGGGTTAGAACGAGGCTCTTCTGATATAGGCTCGTCATTCATAAGTTTTTTATAAGTAAGCAAACATATTGTTTTTGCTTTATGTGTAAGCTCCCATATTTTTGCTCTTCCATACTTCTCACCTCCAGGTCTCCATTCTTTTATTAAATCTTTTTTTACCATTTCATAAAACCTTCTTTTATCCCAAGACATTGTGTTTCCGTAATAATTAAAATCTTCTTTTCTGAAATAAGGTAGGTCATACAAATAAAGCAACATATCTAACTCCATTGAACTTATGTTATATTTTCTTTTTATGTAATATTTCACAACCCTCCAATACTTTAAAAAATTATATTGTCTTTCTCTAGGTTGTCTTTTAATAATTTTTCTTTTATAAGATTTTATCATAGATTTAATTATTTGGGTCAAAAATACGAAAAACATTTTTTGGTATCTTTGCCTTATAATTTAAAAAACATCATTATGCCAACTAAGTTGCCAAAAAGACTAAGACCATACACTGCAGGTGTAAACAAGCCCTTCGGAAAAATGAAAGGAAGGGGAATTCAATATAGATATTTATCAAGTCAATTTACTCCATATGAAGGAAGCAAACTTGTTAACAGACCAAAAGGGGGAGGAGTAGTCTCTTCTAATGCTTTTGCTAGTGGATATCAATCTTATAACAGCGTAAGTGGAAACACTCCAGGCTCTCAATACGATATTAAAAACCCAATGAAAGGTCCTGAGGTTAGAATGAGTCAAAGAAGTGGTGGGAGCTTTAGCGGAGTTGGTGGTAACAGACCTTATCCAGGAAACAGAGCCTCTCTCAAGGCTGCGGATAGAGGAGCTAAAGCGACAGCAAAAGCCTATGACGTAATGGAAAAGGGATATGCTAAAGCAAAATTCCTTGACACTAAGGGAGATATAAAGGCAAGAAACATTCTTTCTAAAATCGACGAGAACACGAGCGAAAAGAAGAAAGCTCGATTAATGAAAAGAGCTCAGAAAGTAGACAAGAGGCTTGATAAGAGAGCACAAAGAGTCTTAGATAGAAAAATGAATAAGGCTGGAAAAGACAAATACAGAAAAAAAATTGGAGCTGCTGGAACTGATATTCAGGGGATGGCTAATTTCATGTATGGTAAATTTTTAGAGCGTTCGGAAAAGCTTACTAGCAAAATGAACGCACCAAAAACATATATGCCTAGAACAAGCAAAGCAACAACTACAAACAGTAGACGAAGAAAAACTACGTTTGGAAGAGATTAATCATGGCAAAAGAAAAAAAGAAAAAAGGTAATAAGATTTGCCCAGCTGGTATAGCTTGGGCAAAAAGAACCTTTGACACATATCCTTCTGCATATGCAAATATGGCTGCAAGTAAATATTGTAAAGACCCTAATTACGCTAAAGGAGCTAAGAAAAAGAAAAAATAATGGACGCAAAAAAATTGAAAGAAATATCAAGTCAGTTAAAGAAAGCATCTGCTATGCACAAAGCTCAAGCAGGTAAGATTGATAGATTAATAAAATCTATGTCAAAGAAAAAGAAATAAAAAAATGAACAAAATACCACCATCTATTCTTCAGTCAAATAGCACAATAAAGCAGAAGATTAAAAATCAAAAGGCTACTGAAAAGTTTAAAAATAAAACTATAGATATTCATTTTTCAGATACTAATTACGATAACACTATTGGAGCTAGTAAATTAAAAATGAAAATCTCAAAAAGGGGAAGAGGTACTGAAAGATTTAAGGAGGTTATGCAGCAGCCAGATGGAAGCTACATGCTATACACTATGAACAATAGTGGGGTTGCAAGAGAAAAACAAATATCAGAAAGAAGAGCCAAGGGCTTTATAAGAAGAATGCAAAAAGCTCAAAAAAGATTACAAAATAAATAATTCAAATTATGTGGAAATTAACAAAACAATATTTTAAAGACATGTGGACTGCTTTATGGAGCAAAACAACGATAGATGAAAAAGCTATAGCCACTGTAAAAGAAATTAAAAAAAGATATAAGCTCACAGCTCAAGAACTTGCAGATGTAGCAAATGCTATAAAAGAAGTTGGTAATCAGCTAGGTGATATTGACGACGCTGTGAAAGGAAAAGCTAGAAAAGGTAGAAAAGCTAAAAAATAAAATATGCCAGATTACGATAAAATAGGTTTTAAGAATACAGCTATAGATAAGCTCAACACGTTCAATAGGTTTAATAAGAATAAGATTCCGTTGAAAAGAAAGAAAACAGAAGAAGATAAACAAAGAGAACAAGCTATTACTTCTTATGCTTCTACTTTAACCGCTAAGAATACTGGACCTACTCTTTTGGGTGATGGCTCCGCTATGACATATGCCGCTAATGTAGTAGGCACAGGTGTAAAAGCGCTATTTAAACTGGCTGCAAAGAATGTAGCAAAAAAAGGAGTTGTTAAAAAAATAAGTCAATAGTGGGTGAGCTTAAAAAATGGCGTGACGAAAAATGGGTTAGAATTGGCACAGATGGTTCTATAAAAGGAGCATGTGGCACAAGCAAGAATAAAAAAAATCCAGATAGATGTTTGCCTTTAAAAAAGGCTCAGTCAATGACTAAAGCTGAAAGAGCTAAAACAGCAAGAAAAAAGAAAAGAGCTGGAAGAAAAGGAAAAACTGTAGTTGCAAACACAAAAGCAGGTAGAGTAACTAAAAAATATACAAAAAGATAATTATGGCAAATATTAGTACATATATACTCGATACAGGTATAGATATAAATGACAAGGTAATTGGCACAGACGGAACAACAGGAGAAGACCAGGGTAAAACTAAAAACTTTTCTGTATCTGCACTTAGGTCTTTTATTGGCTCAGGAGGGAACTTTGTTACTAAAAAGATAACAGTAAGTACAGCGCAATTAAGAACAATCCACACAGGTCCTGTTGTTCTAATAGACCTTACGGATAATGAAGTTGCCGATGTTGTATCAGTTATTATAAAAACAAGCAATCAAACTTCTCAAAATAAATTAAATTTCCCAGACGCATTAACAATAGAACCAGCTATATCTAACAACACCTCTTATAACTACCCTATAGCCGCTGCTTCATTAAATAACACATCAAATATTGTTTACAAGCCTATAGTTGCGGCTGGAGGTACAGACCCTGGCCCTATTGTAGGTGATGTTAGATTTAAAAGCACCAGTTCATCAAATGCGCCTACAGAAACAGGCACCGCAACTACAGAAGTAACTATTTGGATTACTTATCAAATAATAGATATATCGTAATGGCAGACAAAAGTAAAATGAAATGCAATGTTGTTAGAGCAAGCGACAGAGCAGGAAAAAAGAAAATGGTTAAAGCTTGTGCTAATGGAAAAGAAAAGCTAATTCATTTTGGAGCAAAAGGCTATGGTCATAATTATTCAGCCGCAGCAAGAAAGTCTTTTAAAGCAAGGCATAAATGCTCATCAGCTACAAATAAATTAACGGCAAGATATTGGGCTTGTAAAAAGTTATGGGCTGGTAAGGGCGGCTCTACAAAGTCTTCACCAAGTTCAAAAAGAGGAAAATATTAAGTTATGGCCAAGGAAAAGAAGAAAATAATAAACACCGACGTTTTGTTTATGCCAAAAATTAAGAGCGATAAACAAAAAAGACAGAACATTAGAGATATAAGAAAAAATAGAAGACAAAATCTAAGGAATGCTCAATCAAGAGAAGAAAAGGAATCTATAAGACAAGAGGCAAGGGGTTTAATACGACAACAAAGAGGTGGTAAAACTCAAGCTGGAGAAATAATACAAGATGTTCAAGGTGCTGCATCACAGGTAAATAAACTAAGAAAGAATATACAAGAAACAACACTTGGACAAGTAATTCCTTTAGGAGCGAGTATTATTAAAAACGCTCAAAGTTTAAATGTAAAGAAATTGACATCAAACGCTAAAGATGTTGTGAGTCTTTTAACTGGAAAAAACAAAAAGGGAGCAAGTGTGATAGCCAGAAACAGCTCTGGATGTAACTGTGACTGTTAGTAAAAGGTATTTAGATTTTTATTAAATTTGAAAAATGAAGTCAAAAAAGAAAAAGCTTACTGCAAAACAAATGAAAATAGCTAAATTAGCTCCGCCTTTTGATAAGATAACAGGTGCTGATTTTAAGAAATTAGCAAAACTAAAAAAGAAAAAATAATTTAAAAAAAATAATTATGCCATACGGAAGCGCAACATACAGTAAAAAGAAATCTAAGCCAATGGCTAAGAAGAAAAAAGTAGTTAAGAAGAAAAAAAAGAAAAAATAATAATGGATAGGGGTCTAGGAGATACTGTAGAGAGATTAACTAAAGCAACTGGAATAAAAAAGGTTGCAGACACTATATCTAAGAAAATGGGAAAACCTTGTGGGTGTGGAGAAAGAAGAGACACCCTAAACAGAATGTTCCCATACGGTAAATAACTATGTTAAGTAAAACAGCAAGATATTACCGAGACAATCCTAAAGCAAGAATAAAGCATAGGAAGTCAAGCGCAAAAGCTCAAAAGAAAAAAGAAGCAGTGCGCAAAAGAGTTGAATGCAATCTATTTAATAAAAAAAACAAGAAATCGAAAAAAGGAGACAAATTAGATTGCTCCCACAAAGGTAGTCGTTTGGTATTAGAAAGACAAAAGGCTAACAGAGCTAGGGGCGGCGGTAAGAAAAAGTAAAATGAAAAAATTATTATGGTTGGTGCTTTTATTTAGCGCCACACTTAATGCACAGATATTAGATAAAATATTTAAATATAGTACAGTATACGCTGCTGGTGATATTTCTAACTCAATAGAAGAAGCAGAGCCATTATATTTTGTACGAACAAATCCCAACGGTGGACTTTACAGCGTTCCAGTTGTAGAAGATAATACACCAGAATACCCTTACGATTACAGAATAGGTTTTGGAATAAGAAAACTCGCAAGGTTTGATTATGAAAGAAAACCAAAGAATTTTTATGATGGAACAGAAAGTCAATTGGCTTTTACTGCTCCAACTTCTGCTGTTATAGGACTTGAATATCAGTTCCATTTCGAAGAAGAAAGATTTAGAGGCATCAAATATAAAAACCATAGATATTTTGTAAAGCACACAGGAAAATATCACATTATAAAAGCAGAATCTAGAGAGGTTGGTAGAATAAACCTCAACTACATGTCAGCTGAAGCAAGACTTAGAGTTCCTATTGGAAAAAAGTTTTCGGTATCTATGGGTGCTATTTACCGTACTCATGAACGCCCTTATGGGTATAACCCAATTGAAATATGGCTAAACGAACTAGATGAAGATGGCTTTCCTGTAAACTATTGGTATGAGCTTGGGTTTGAATATGGTTATGACGATATATTCTACACATCTGAGGACGAGTTTGGGAACGAGACTTCTGATTGGTATTGGATAGACTCTCAAGGAAATAGAGTTGCTGATTCTGATTTAGAGTTTAGGGAAACAGTTTTTAGAAATCTAATGAATAGATATAATAGAGAGATGTGGAGTCAACTTGATTCTTTTGGTGAGATTGCTCCTATAATTGGATTTGATTTTTATCATTATAAAAACAATTTCTGGCTACATGCTTATGGTAATTATATACTTCCTCATCATAAATACCTTAAAGGAGATGAAACAGTTTCTTATTTAAATAGAAATAACTGGGGGTTAGGTGGATTGGTTGAAGACGCAAAACTTGAACAATGGGAAGATTACTCTGCTGGATTAAGTTTTGGTTGGAAGCTGGGAAGAAATATAGGAGTTTTTGCTGAGGGCGAATACTCAAAAATGTGGGATAGTAAACTTTTCCAAACAACATTTGGAATTAATTATATGTTTAAGTAATGAGCGAAAAAGCACCTCAAATATCAGAAGACACTAAAGTAACCTTAGATTTTAAAACCATAGGAATGATAGTCGGTTTTGTTGTAACTTTATCAGGGATGTGGTATACATTGCAGGCCGACATAGCTGAAGCTATGACAAAGCCTGAACCTGTAATAGACAGAGTTGAGTATGATTTAAAAGATGAGTTGATACGTCAAACAATAATGGACACTCAAGAAGATGTTGAAATGATTCTAGAAAAACTAGATAAGCTCGACGAAAGAATATATGAGATGCAAAAAGGAAGATGATGAAATATTTACTATTATTATTAAGTTTTTCTTCTTTTGCACAAACACAATATGAGGTAGTACCAAAGAAATACTGGATAACAGATTCAGATTTTGAAGAAAAAATAAAAGAAAATAGCCAATATGACGATTCTGACTCAGGCATAGTTGTTATTGAGTTCTGGGCTGAGTTTAACCAGGACAATTGTTTTAGAGAGTGGAGTGGTTTAAAAGGTGTTACATATCACAGGGTTGATGTTGCTTTAGCGCCACTCGCTAAAAAAAAGTACAGGATAAGAATGGCTCCAACTGTTTTAGTTTTTAAAGATGGTATAAAGGAGTTGTCTTACAAAGCGGGGTTGGATTTAGAATTTCCTTCAAGTCTTTCTGAAATACAATCAGATATAAATAGTTTAAAAAAAGAAAATAGATTTTGAAAAAAGTATTAGTGTTGATAATTGTTTTGTTTTTAACGTCTAGCTGTGCACCAGCTAAACCATCATGGGACAGAGCTCATCCTGACACTTTATTTGAAGTAGTTAATGTAAAAGACAGTAAAAAAGTAACTGAATTTGATAAGGGATTAATGAAGTTTTTATCAATGAGTACAGTGATTTGGCTTTTACATGTTTTAACAACAAAATAAAAATTAGAATATGGCTTGTTGTGGAGTATGCTTTACTATGAAGCAAATTAAAGATGCAGTTAAGGGATTAGGCCACAAATGGTTTGAGTCTGGTCAATATAACGTAAATATTGTTGGGGTTAGAAATTCTGAAACAGAAGACAATGTGACTAATAAATTTGATGACTGTATAACTGTTTCTTATAAAGATGAACAAGATGAGTGGTGTTTTCACTGCTTCAAAGCAACAACTGACCCAGGTAAGTATTGGGTTGAAAATATTATGAATAAAAAAGGTGTTGCCATATTAAAAGAAGGTCAGTATTCTGGCTCACATAAAATCAGAAAACACCAGGGCAAGTATAATGCACTTGGACAAAAATTACCCATGACTGTTTACAGAGATAAAAATCTTAATGAGGTCTATGATTTAGAAACCTTAGATAACGGCATATTTGGAATAAATATTCATAAAGCTGGCAAAAGTTCTACAAGAGTTGATAAGTGGTCTGCTGGATGTCAGGTCATGGCTAATAGCGACGACTTTGAAGAGTTTATGTCAATAATGTATAATGCAAAAGAGGTTTGGGGAAACTCATTTACTTACACTCTTATTAATTCAAATGATATATCATGAGCACAAAACCTAAAAAGAAATTCAAAGACACTACGGTGGGAAAACTGCTTTTGGGAGCTGCGGGGATGATAAACCCAACACTTGGCAAAGTTTTAGAGGGGGTAACTTCACCTAAAGAAGCTATTGCAGAAATAACTAAAGCAGATGTCTCTAATGAAGATAAAATCAAACTACAGCAGCTTATATATGAGCAACAAAATAAAGAAATAGAATCAATAACTTCAAGATGGCAAGCAGATTCTATGTCAGACTCATGGATGTCTAAGAATGTTCGTCCAATGGTTTTAATATGGTGTATAACTATATTCTCAATGGCTGGTATATTAGATAGTGTTGAAACAATACCATTTCAAATAAACGCTTTGTGGAATGACACTTTCGAAAAGGTAATGATGGCTGTTGTTTTAGCTTATTTTGGAGGACGTACAACAGAAAAAGCAACAAGCTTATTTAAAAAGTAATTAAGATAATTGCTTTGTATTAAATCTTATCTTTGCATAAAGAATTTATTAAATGGCTAGAATAAGTACATACGCAATAGATACTATTGTAACTGCACAAGATAAATGGATTGGTACTGATTCAAATGGAACTGTAACTAAAAACTTTACCGCATCTGATGTAGCGGCTTTCTTAAATACATCATCATCCATTGAAAGCACAGGCACAAGGTTTAAATTTAAAAGAACAAGTGAAAGAAGTTCAGGTTCTTTTGTTTTATCTACTGATGCAGGCACTAATGTTTCTTATTCTTCAGTATCAAATATAGAAATTAGTGTTACTGATGCTGGAGACACAAATGTGTCGGCTATGTACACACCCCTTGTGGGTTCTATAGTTTTGATTAGATTGGCTTCTAACCCATCAAGTTTTGGTGTTTATAAGTGGTCTAGTGCAAACATAAATAGCCTTAACGCATTGTTTTATGATGTCACTCTAACCTACCAAGGTGGAAATGGTGGCTTGGAATCTGAATCAGATTATTTAATATCTTTGCTAACGTATGATGTAGATAGTATTGATAAGAATTTTGTATTTACTCAAGCTACTCCGTCAAACACCTGGAGTGTTAATCACAACCTAAATAAATTTCCAAGTGCAACTATTGTTGATACAGCTGGAACACAAGTAATAGGAAAAGTAGAACACACGGATGTAAATAATTTAACAATAAGCTTTGCTAGTTCATTTGCTGGAAAAGCTTTTATAAACTAATAATAAAAAATGTCTGAAATTAAGTATTTAAGCAATATTTCTCTAGAAAATCTAGAGCTTAGAAATGCAAAAGTTCATGTTGTATCCTCCGACCCAACTTTAGCAGGAGCAACATATGAAGGTAGGATTATATATAATTCAAGTGAAAATGTTTTAAAGTTCCATAATGGTGGCTCAAGCAACTACTGGGTTTCTTTGTCATCTGCATCTGGTGATATAGAGTCTGTTACAGTTACGGCTGGCAGCGGTCTAGGTGTTGCAAGTGGTAGTGAGACAAGTTCTTCTGGAGATTTTTCTGTAGCACTTGAGGTTAATGTTGATGACACTACGATAGAAATAAATAGTGATACTATTCGAGCAAAAACAGCAGCTATTGCGGATGGGGGTACAGCTTTAGCTACAGCAGACCAAATACATACTTTTGTTACAAGTTTTAATTATATAGATGGGAATGAAACTATTGCACTTACTGGTGATGTTACAGGCTCAGGAACAACATCTATAGCTACAACTATAGCTTCTGCAGCTGTTCATCATAGCATGTTAAATGATGACATTATTTCTGGTCAAGGAGCTTTAACATCAGGATTAGTTGCTACGGATGAATTTATGATAAGTGATGGTGGTGTTGTTAAGAAAATGGATGTTAGTGTTCTTGAAACTTACATGCAGAACAACCTTACATTCACTACAAATAGCGATGTTCTTCAAGGTATCAGTGCTGACACGGCAAACGCAGATAGATTTATTACTTCTGTAGCAAATGCATCTGGTGCTCAACAAGGGCTTTCTCATAGCACATTAAAATATAACCCAAGCACAGAAACTTTAAAAGTAACAAACCTTGTTGTTTCTGGAACATCTACAACAATAAACACTGAGACTATTGCTCTTGCTGATAACATTATTACTCTTAATAGCAATGCTTCAGGTACTCCAACTGAGAATGCAGGTTTAGAAGTAGAAAGAGGTAGTTCAACAAATGTGTTATTAAGATGGAATGAGTCAAATGATAGATGGGAGTTTACTAATGACGGTTCGACTTATTACAATATTCCTATAAGTACAGAATACAATAACTACCAACACCCAACTCACCCTGGCGATGATATTGATATTGACACTACAGCTCTTACAGGAGCGGTTGTTATATCTGATTTAGATATCAATATTACTACAGACACTCTTGGTCATGTTACAGATGCTAATGCAAGTGTAGCCACAAGAAGCCTTACTTTATCTGATTTAGGATACACAGGTTCTGCAACAGCAGACAACTATGGTGGATGGAATTTAAAACTTGATGGAAGTAATACCACAGGTGGTGCTTCTGTAACAAGTGGAGAAGAAGTAGAATTCCTAAGCACAACTTCAGAGCATGGCGGTGTTACAATTTCAAACCCAGCTGCTAACGATTTAGAGTTTAATGTTGTTCAAGGTAGCACAACAAAAAGAGGTGCTCTTGAATTAGCAACAAACACCGAGGCTGCAGCTGGAACAGATACTGCAAGAGCAGTGACTCCTGCTGGTGTAGCTGCTTTTGTAAGCGCAACTAATTTTGCGGTTATATTACAGGCTAGTGAAAGCTCTGTTACAAAAGCTACTAATACTTATACAGTAACACACAACTTAGGTTCAAGAGATGTAATAGTTCAAGTCTATGATATTTATGGAGACGGAAGCACTATAACTTATGATACTGTTCATGTGGACGTGTTGAGAGCAACAACAAACACAATAAAAGTAGGATTCGCCGCTTCGGTAACAGACGGACACTTTAAAGTATTGATTACCAAGGTGGCATAAATTTAATTTATGTCAATAAAATTCAAATCCAGGGTTGATGCCGAGCAAGACTTAAATGTTTATAATGCTCTTGTAGTAAAGGCTAATGAATCCTCCGTATCAGGCATTAGGCTTGTCCATGCGGGAACAACAGGGTATATAGAAAACTCAAAAGGAAAGACTCATTTTATGGGTTCTAGTGGAGGCGATGGCGCTCCTCAAATCTATATGACTTTTGACGACACCAATAGTAGACGCGTTGGTATAAGCAGTCAAGACCCTGCGTTTTTATTTGATGTGGGTGGAGCTATAGGTCTTCAGGGAAGTCAAGGCTTACATTTTGAGGGAAGCACTGCAGGCGTAGGGCCAAACATTATATCAAACACATCTCATGACTTAAAATTTAGAACAAGAGGAACTTCTTCTCCTTATTCTAATGCCGAAAGAATGACTATTCTTGCCTCTAATGGGTATGTGGGTATCAATAATACTAGCCCAGACAGTACATTTCATGTAGGCGGTAATGTTAGAATAGACACTATAAGTAATTTAACTTCTCAGGGCTCAAAATTTTTAATAGCTGATTCAAATGGAGAGGTAAAATATAGGTCTGCATCTCAAGTGTTGAGTGATATAGGCGCAGGCACAGGAGGTGGTAATGTATCTAACACAGGCACTCCAGCAAACAACCAATTAGCTATATGGACAGACGCAACAACAATTGAAGGGGTTTCTAATTTAACTTATAATGGAACCACTCTTAATGTTGATGCACAAGTAGACATAGATGCAAGTGGTGTAGCTTGCGAAATAACGTCAAGTCAATCCAAAGCTTTAGTATTAAGGGGTGGAGTTAATTCTAGTAATATACAAGAGTGGGGGACAGCTTCTGCATTGACCATATATTCTGTAGTTGATAATAATGGTAATTTTGGGATTCGAAATACAAATCCTGGTAAACCACTTGATGTTACTGGTACAATAAGAACCAGTACAGATTTGATAGTAGGTGAAACAGGGCAAAATGGATATATAACCTTAGCTCAAAGCGACTCAATCGGAGATACTAGAAACTCACAAATAATGTTTCAAAGGGCGTTAGAGTTTAGAAGTGACGGTGGAAGTACTGATAATATATTACGTTTGGAGCACAATGGTGATGTGTCTATTCAAAATGGAAGTTTATCAGTAGGAACAGACAACACAGATGCTACAGTAACAATAAAAGGCACAGTTGGTTCTGTAGCACACACTATACAAAATTCAAATGAAACAACTTTCCGTTTAAGTACAGCTGTAGAAAGCTCCGCTACTAATACAGTAGTGTTTAGACATGGTTTATATTATAATACCACTGAAAATACAAGTATAGCATTCTTTAGAGGAGGTAGTACTACAGGAGGTTTTATGTCGTTCCAAACTAATAACGGAACAGAAAGAATGCGTATTGAGTCTGGAGGAAATGTTGGTATACAAACCACATCTCCTAATGCCACACTGCATGTGGATTCGCCAAGCACAACTGCTGCAAGTTTAACTTTTGGGGCTTCATGTGGTCAAATTTTTCAAAATGAAAATTCTGAACTTGCAATAGGATTAAGTAATTCAAGTCCATATAATTTATGGATGCAAGCAAGAAAAAGCTCAAACGCAGCAAGAAACATAGCCTTACAGCCATTAGGTGGAAATGTAGGAGTTGGTTTTGATGCAGCTAACATTTCAGAAAAACTACATGTTAATGGAGTTGTAAAGGCTGATGGTGGGTTAAAAGGATATGTTCCTGCTTTTCATCATGGTGGTTTCTATCATAGTAGCTCATCAAGCTCTAGCACTGTATATTGGATTCCAACAAACTATATTGTTGAAACAACAAGTAACCAATATTATAACACCTGGATTGCTCCTTATGATGGAAGAGTAATAAAAATAATAATGAGATGGGCTAGTGGTTCAGCACCTCAAGCAACAAGTGTAACTTTTAGGTGGGCAAAGAACGGAAGTACTCAGCTAACTACATTCGCAGGAACAGTAACAAACGCGGCCAGCACATCAATGAAGGTTGTAAAGGAGTTTGCTAATACAGATATTACTTTTAGCGAAGGCGATAAATATAAGCTTGGTTTTCAGACAAACGGAGGTAATAGATATTTGTATGGTTTTACATACACTGTAGTAATAGAGTATAATAAAGATTAATATGGCTAGTATAAATGACAATATAAGAGGTAAAAAATTATTTAAAGAAGGCAGTTCAGGGGCGTCAGCTTCTAAAGGAGGTGATGGAGAAATAACTATTTCTAAAGAAAAATCAGATGAGCTTGCTGCTTTAACAGATATTAGTGATGTTTTTAATGATGATGGATTGTATCAATCTAATAAATTTTTACTAAAACAAGTTGAAGATTTAAGAGCTGATGTTGAAGAGTTGCACGCTTTTATAAAAGATGCTTTTGGTAAAGACTCTTCATCTGCGGCATCACAAGGTGCTAAAGGAGATACTGGAGCTCAAGGTCCAAAAGGTGACACAGGAGCTCAAGGTCCAGCAGGTTCAAACGGTACAAATGGTAGTGATGGGGCTAAGGGCGATACTGGTGCACAAGGACCTCAAGGAATACAAGGTGCTACTGGACCTACAGGACCAGCTGGTGCTGATGGTAAAAACGGTAGTGACGCTTCTGTAAGTGGATTTAAAGGTCAAAGAACAGTTGGTAAAGAAACCTGGACTTTTGAAAATGGTTTATTAAAAACAGTAAAATAATATATTATGGCAAAAACATATACTTGGGAAATAAAAGCATTGGATGTTCATAAAGAAAAAGATTCTCTTAATGACGTTGTTTATCAAATACACTACAGATACAAATGTGTTAGTGATGATGATTTAGACGAAAATAACAATCCTTACATAGCCTCCGTACCAGGAAGTCTTGATATTGGAGAACCAGATTCTGAAAACTATATAGAGTTTGATGACTTAAAAGAGTCTGATGTTAAAGCTTGGCTTAATGAAGGCTTAAATGCTGAAGAGTTAAAAACCGCTCTTTCAAATGAAATAGATGAAATGGTTACACCAACTATAGAAAGAAAAAATACTCCTTGGTAATCGATTCTTATTTTTAGTATATTTGTATATAAATTAAATCTTAAATAAAATGGCAAAAAAAACAAAATCAGTGCCTGTACAGGCCTCAGTCGTTATTGACGAAAAAATCCTCAACCAAATAAAAGAGATTAGAAGAACCCAATCTAACTTACAGTTGGAAATTGGTTCTCTATCTGTTAAAAAACATTTAATACTACACCAACTCCATGAAATAGGGGATAATCTGCAAAACATAATGAAGGCTCTTGAGGAGCAGCATGGAAAAGGCACTTTGAACTTAGATACAGGAGAGATAAAATTAGATTCCGAGTAAATTGCAGATAAGAAAAATATCCATAGGAGCTGATTATAAAGGAAGTGCGATGCATTATATCTTAGGCCAGTCTGTGCTTAATGGTAAATATGAAATTCACCTCATTGAGTTTAGTTCTGAAAAAGAATCTTTTCTTATACATATCGAAAAAGATAATGAACTTTACTTATGGAAGGAATTTAATAAAAACATTCCTGTTTCCATAGAGTATAATATACATTTTTAAAATGCAATCTCCGTATTATTTTATAGTCAAACCACTTGGTTCTGAGTATAATAATGAGATTGAAATCGCTGGTCAGCAAGTGATTGTGAACTCGACTGTCGAGAATCACGAGCATGTCAATAGACACGCTGAGATTATTTATGTGCCACAAAGACATAAAGGAGAGATATCAAAAGGCGATTCAATTATTGTTCATCACAATATATTTAGAATATATTACGATATGAAGGGTAACCCAAAAAAATCACCTAACTATTTTAAGGACGGATTATATTTTATAGATGAGTTTCAGTTTTATCTATATAATAACGGAAAACAATGGAATGCCGTTGGAGACAATTGTTTTGTAAAGCCAATCACAAAAGAAGACACTTATTTATATGAAGATTCTTTAGAAGATAATACTGGTGTAATTGCTTATGATAATTACAATTTAAATAAATTAGGTGTTTTTAAAGGCGACAAAGTAAACTTCAGAAAAAATAGTGAATACAAATTTACTATAGGCGACGAAGTTTTGTATAGAATGAAAACTAATGATATATGCGCAATATTATGATAGATTCTAAGGAAATAAAAGAAAGAATTATAAAAGCTGGTCATGAGGCTGTAAGACAATTAATTAAAGTTGCTGAAGAGGAGATTATAAAGCCAGACCCAGAAGATGAGCTGGCTGCAGATAGATTAAAAAACGCTGCTGCAACAAAAAAACTTGCAATCTTTGACGCTTTTGAAATATTAAACAGGATTGAAAATGAAAAAAATATGCTTGAGAATCCTGAAGAAGAGAAAAAAAGTTTAACTGGAGGTTTTGCAGAAAGAAGGTCTAAATAGCTTATATACAACAACAACTACACATGTTGATAAAAAAGACCTAGAGAAACAAAACAAATCTAAGTCTTTTAAATATGGTTATGATGATAAAAGAAACATTGTTGTAATATCAAAAAACGGAACCGTTGGTGATATAATTCATGTAAACGGTATTTTTATAGGCTTACCTAAAGAGCCAAAAAACATATACTCTAGAAATAATTTAAAAAAGGAACAGTACTGGGAGGCAAAAGAGTATCCTAAAGCATTAAAACCACTTCAAACTATATTTCAATGGAATGAAATGAATAAAGAATATAAGGAAAAATGGGTTCCTTATATAGAAGAAGAGTTTGATAGAAGAGAAAATGGCTTTTGGTTTAAGAATAATGGGGTACCCACATATATTACAGGCACACATTACATGTATCTTCAATGGACAAAAATTGATGTAGGCAAGCCAGATTTCAGAGAATCAAATAGGTTATTTTTTATATATTGGGAAGCGTGTAAGGCTGACATCAGGTGTTACGGAATGTGTTATTTAAAAAACAGACGTTCTGGTTTTTCATTTATGTCTTCTGCAGAAATAGTTAATCAAGCAACAATAAGGTCTGACTCAAGATTTGGTATTCTGTCTAAGACGGGTGCAGATGCTAAAAAAATGTTTACAGACAAAGTTGTTCCTATATCTGTAAATTATCCCTTTTTCTTCAAACCCATACAGGATGGTATGGATAGACCTAAATCCGAACTTGCATATAGGGTTCCAGCATCAAAACTAACAAGGAAATCTATATCAAACACAAGCACTATAAGTGATTTACAGGGATTAGATACAACTATTGATTGGAAAAACACAGGAGATAATAGTTATGATGGGGAAAAATTAGCCCTACTGGTGCATGATGAAAGCGGTAAGTGGGATAAGCCTGATAATATACTTAATAATTGGAGGGTAACAAAAACATGTTTGAGATTAGGTAGAAGGATTATAGGTAAATGTATGATGGGCTCTACCTCAAACGCACTCGACAAAGGAGGTGAAAACTTTAAAAAACTATATTACGACTCAGACCCTAATACAAGAAATTCAAATGGACAGACCAAAAGCGGTATGTACAATTTATTTATTCCTATGGAGTGGAATATGGAGGGGTTTATTGATAAGTATGGTTTTCCTGTATTCGAAACCCCTAACAAGCCTTTATTAAGTAATTATGGAGATTATATAACACAAGGAGCTATTGATTATTGGCAAAATGAAGTAGATAGTTTAAAGCAGGACCCAGATGCCTTGAATGAATTTTATAGACAATTCCCAAGAACAGAATCTCATGCATTTAGGGATGAGTCTAAAAATACATTATTCAATCTCACTAGAATATATGAACAAATAGATTATAACGACTCATTTGCTATAAAATCAACAGTCACAAGAGGTAATTTTCATTGGAAAGCAGGAGTGAGAGATAGTGAAGTTATTTTTTCACCTGAAAACAAAGGTAGATTCTTTTTATCTTGGATTCCCTCTAAAGATTTAATAAATAATGTTATAGAGAAAAACGGAAAAAAATATCCAGGCAACAAACATATAGGTTCATTTGGTGGTGACTCTTATGATATATCAGGTGTTGTAGGTGGTGGTGGTTCAAAAGGCTCTGTTCATGGAATGACTAAGTTTCATATGGAAGACGCTCCTACAAACATGTTTTTTTTAGAATATATTTCAAGACCTCAAACAGCTGAAATATTTTATGAAGACGTTCTTATGGCTTTGCATTTTTATGGCATGCCAATCCTTTTGGAAAACAACAAGCCAAGAATTTTGTATTATTTAAAAGAAAGAGGCTATAGGGCTTTCTCAATAAATAGACCAGATAAACATAGAAATATTTTGTCAAAATCAGAAAAAGAACTTGGCGGGATACCTTCATCAAGCGCTGTGATTTCTGTTCATGCAGAGAACATTGAAAGTTACATAGAATCACATGTTGGAGTTTTAAAAGATGAAGCAAGCGCTGACTTTGGAAGTTGTGGTAATATGTTTTTTAACAGAACTTTGTTGGATTGGGCTAACTACGATATCACTAATAGAACTAGGTTTGATGCAACGGTGAGCTCAGGCTTTGCTATAATGGCAAATCAATCAACTAAAAATAAAGGTGAAGAAAAACGTAATCAAATAAATCTTAACTTTGCGAAATACAGTAACAAAGGTTTTGTTAGTGAAATTATTAAATAAATATGATAAATAAGCCGAAATTCAGTTCAGGTGGCGGTTTCCCTAATCAATTTGCTCCAGACCAAGAAAAAGATTCATACGAGTATGGGTTGAGAGTTGGTCAAGCTATTGAGTCAGAATGGTTTTCCAGAGATTATGGTGGAAGCAGATATGGAGAACTACGCTCTGAATACCTAAAAAGAAGACTTTACGCAAGAGGAGAGCAACCAGTAGAAAAGTATAAAAATGAATTAGCTATAAATGGTGACTTGTCTTATCTTAATTTAGATTGGACTCCTGTACCTATCATACCTAAGTTTGTTGATGTTGTTGTAAACGGCATATCAAATAGGTTGCTTGATGTAAAAGTAGAAGCTATAGACTCAATTTCCTCTATGGAAAGAGAAACTTTTAAGCAAGATGTTATAGCTGACATGGTTGCTAGACCAATACTTAAAGAAATCAAGGATACAACTGGTGTTGATGCTTTCAATTATCCAGAAGAACAACTACCAGAAAATTCTGAGGAGTTGGATTTATATATGCAACTAAAATACAAACAAGGTGTTGAGGTTGCAGAAGAAGCTGCTATAAAATCTGTATTTGAACTCAACAACTATGATGAAATAAAAAGAAGAATTGATGAGGATAATGTTGTTTTAGGTATATCGGCTGTAAAGCATTGTTTTGATGTACACAACGGAGTCAGAGTGGAGTATGTAGACCCAGTTAATTTTGTCTACTCTCCTACAGATGACCCTAACTTCAATAATTGTTATTATTATGGTGAAGTAAAATCAGTACATGTTACTGAAATAAAAAAAATTAATCCTGGACTTACACAAGAAGAAATTGAAGAAATATCTAAAATGGCAAGTAGGTTTAACGGATACAGAAGTACTCAAAACCTAACAACACAAAGCGGCTTAGACAAGTCAAATGTTTCTTTGCTTTATTTTTGTTACAAAACAGACAAAGAAGTTACTTACAAAATAAAAGACAACGATAACGGTGGTCAAAAAGCAATAAAAAAAGACTCTCAGTTTAACCCATCAGAAGAACAACAAGAAAGATTTAAAAAAGTTTCTAGAAGAATCGATGTTTGGTATGAGGGAGTTTTAGTTTTAGGTACAAATACTCTGCTTAAGTGGAATGTAATGAACAATATGGTTAGACCTAAGTCTGCATTTCAAAGAACAATTCCCCCATACATCGTGTCAGCTATAAAGCTATCAAAAGGAAATATTGATTCTCTAGTTAAAAGAATGATACCTTTTGCCGACCAAATACAATTAACGCATTTAAAACTACAACAAGTAGTTGCTAAAATGATACCAGACGGGGTTTTTATAGATGCCGATGGTTTAAATAGTGTTGATTTAGGAAATGGAGCTTCTTATAACCCATCGGAAGCGCTATCAATGTACTTTCAGACAGGTAGTGTTATAGGTAGAAGTTATACTGAGGATGGAGATTTTAATAATGCAAGAGTTCCAATACAAGAACTTACAAGTAGTGGCTCAAATGCTAAAATAGCAAGTCTTATTAATATGTATAATTACCAATTAAACATGATAAGAGCCGTTACTGGTATAAATGAAGCAAGAGATGGAAGTAGTCCAGACTCAAGAGCTTTAGTTGGTATTCAAAAAATGGCTGCTTTAAACAGTAATACAGCCACAAGACATGTTGTTTTATCTGGAATACAAATTACAAAAAGACTTGCAGAAGCTATGTCTTATAGAATATCAGACATACTTCAATATTCTGATTTTTCTGATGATTTTGCGAAAATGATTGGTAAGAATAATTTTGAAATTATTGCAGATATTCAGATGCTACATTTACACGATTTTGGTATTTATATAGAAATAGAGCCAGATGAAGAAGAAAAGCAACAACTTGAACAAAACATACAGCAATCTATTTCAGCTGGATTAATAGGTCTTGAAGATGCTATTGATATTAGAACTATTAAGGACTTGACATTAGCAAACTCTCTTTTGAAACTAAGAAAAATCAAAAAAGAAACTGCAGATTTAGATAAGCAACAAAAAGTAGCAGAAATACAATCTCAAGCAAATGCAAAATCTGCACAAGCAGCTTCTCAAGCTAGAATGCAAGAAGAACAATTTAAACTTCAATCTGAACAACAAATGGCCCAAATGAAGGCTGAGTTAGATTTACAAAAAATGCAGGCTAAACTTCAAGTTGAAGCAGAGCTTTTAAAAATAAAGCATGGGTTCGATATGGAATTAAAGAGGCTTGAATCGGATGTCATAAAAAATAGAGAAGAATTCAAAGAAGATAGAAAAGACAAAAGAACCGAAAAACAAGCCACTCAACAAAGTAGGATGATAAAACAAAGAAAAGAAAATCTTCCTGCTACGGATTTTGAAGAAAAAGAAAATAAAAATATGGTTTCAAACCTACAATCATTAGGTGGGAATATGCCACAAATAAGCGGTATAGCACCTCAACCTCCTTTTCCAGTTCGCCAAGAGCAACAAGCTTCTATTATGAGTCAACAAGAAATGCCTCAAGAACAAGCAGCGCCTTCTCCTGAACAAATCATGAGTATGCTGGGGCAAGGTGGTCAATAAAATGTATAGGTTTTTTACTTAATTTTGCATTATAAATTTAAATTTAATTAATTATGAATCAAGAAAATCAAGAAGTTGATTACAAAGTCGACTTATCAAAACCACCTGTTGAAAAAACAGAAGAGGTAAAAGAAGAAAAAGACAATACTCAGGAAGAGGTTGTTGAAGAAAATAAAGATATTGAATCCAATGATGCTATAGAAGAAAAGGCAGACGAGGTTTCAGGGAAAGAAGCTGAAGTAGTTGAAGAAGTTGAAGAGCAACCAGAGGTTTCTATCTCAAAAGAAGATGTAATTGCTGAATTCTTAACTAATAAATATAGTTTAGGGATTGAGGAATTAGATAACGTTCTTTCAAATAAAGAAAAAAAAGCTCAAGATTTACCTGAAGAGGTAGAGAAGTATTTGCAATATAAATCAGAAACCAAAAGAGGGTTGAAGGATTTTGTAAAAGCAAATGAAGATTTCTCTGAATATGAGGAGTCGACTATACTTAGAGAATATTATAAGCAATCTAATCCAGAATTAGACGACACTGATATAGCTTATCTTATAGAAGAAAAGTTTGCCGTTGAAGAAGGAATAGATACGCAAAAAGATATTAAAAGAAAAAATCTTGAGCGAAAACAAGAGCTTTATAAAGCAAAAGAGTTTTTTAAGCAAACGCAGGAAAAATACAAAGCCCCGCTTGAGTCAAGTTTGGAGGATTTACCTGAAAATGTAAAAGAAGCTGTTGAGTTTTATAATAAATACAACGACGATACGCAAAAAGAGCAAGAGACGCAACTTAAACAAAGAGAAGTCTTTCAAAAGAAAACGTCTGAAGTTTTTTCTGATAAGTTCGAAGGTTTTGAATTTAATATTGGAGAAAAAACATTTAGTTATAAGCCTAAAGATTTAAATAAAGTTGCTAAAAATCAATCAGATTTAACCAACTTTATTAATAAGTTTTTAGATGATAACGGCTATATAAAGGACGCTAAGAAGTATCATACAGCTTTGAATATGGCTATGAACCCAGAGGCATATGCTAAGTTCTTTTATGAACAAGGTAAATCTGATGCGGTAAATGAAGTAGTTAAAGATGGTAAAAATATTGATATGAATGTGCGTTCTAATGTTGATTCGTCAAAACCTGGAACTAAATTTAGAGTCTTACAGGATTCTGGTAATTTTGGTTCTGGACTGAAAATTAGAAAAAAATAATAAACGCTAAAAAAAAACAAAATGGCACAATCAATTAATTTCCAAGGAAGCGCAGGCGCTCAAATCAGTGGCAGCACTTCCTTAACTCCTGCACCAGGAAAGGCTTTGCAAAACAGCAACTACCTTTCTAATGCAGATTACACATTTGCACAGCAATACTTGCCAGACTTATATGAGCAAGAGTTTGAGCGTTACGGAAATCGTTCTGTAGCTTCTTTCTTGCGTATGGTAGGTGCTGAAATTCCTTCTTCTTCTGATTTAATCAAATGGAGCGAGCAAGGAAGATTACACATACAAGACTCTGGTACTATTAACGGCGCTGGCGACATCGACGGATTAACTGCTCACAGTCTTCGTGTAAACCAAACAATTATCATCTCTAAAACTGGAAGTCAAGCTAAAGCTTTAATTACAGCTGTAGCTGCTGACAGTATTACAGTAAAAACATATGCATCTTTAGACTTAGTAAACCAGGCTGGTACTGATGGAAATGGTCCTTTTGATGACAATGATGCTGTAACTATCTTTGTATTTGGTTCTGAATTTAAAAAAGGAACTAGTGGAATGGATGGTTCTTTAGAAGCTGATTTTGAAGCTAAAGAGAACAACCCAATTATCATCAAAGATAAGTATGAGGTATCAGGTTCTGAAATGGCACATGTTGGATGGGTTGAAGTAACTACTGAAGGCGGAGCTTCTGGATACTTATGGTATTTAAAATCAGAAAGTGAAACTAGACTAAGATTTGAGGATTACCTTGAAACTTCAATGATTGAAGGTGAGCCTGCTGCGTCTGGTTCTGGAGCTGCAACAGCTGGTTACAAAGGTACAAAAGGTCTTTTCTACGAAGTAGAAAATGGCGGAAACGTATCAACTGGAACTATCTCAGACAGAGAAGATTTAGAAGATATCGCTAAGGTTCTTGATAAAGAAGGAGCTATTCAAGAGAACGTTATGTTCGTGAATAGAGCTACATCTTTTGACGTAGACAAAGTATTAGCTGCACAAAACAATTCTGGAGCATCAACTGCTTCTTACGGATTGTTTGACAACGACGAAGATATGGCCTTGAACCTTGGGTTCTCTGGTTTCCGTATCGGATATGACTTTTACAAGTCTGACTGGAAATACTTAAATGATGCTACTACTCGTGGTAACATTGGAGGAATTGACGGTATCGTTGTACCTGCTGGTTCTGTTACAGTTTATGACCAAGTTCTTGGAGAGAACGCTAAGAGACCTTTCTTACATGTAAGATATAGAGTTTCTCCTACTGAAGACAGAAAATACAAGTCTTGGGTAGTTGGTTCTGCTGGAGGAGCTGCAACAAGCGGTGACGACAAAATGGAAGTTCACTTCTTATCAGAGCGTGCTCTGTGTACGATGGGAGCTAACAACTTCTTATTAATGAAGTAATAATAAATGGGGAGGGGTTTTCTCCTCCCCTTTTTTTTAATTTAATCTAATACATAATATAATGGCAACAAAAACTGCAAAAAATGCGTTTGGATATAACTCTATACTACCAAACTTAGAACAAAAAGAAAGAGTATTTATTTTAAAAGGAAATAAATCACCAATACGGCTTATGATAGCTGTAAAACACACTTCAAGAAAACCTTTAACATATTTTGACGGAAACCTAAATAGAGCACTAAGGTATGCTACAAACCAACTTAGTCCATTCCAGGACGAGCAAGACGGTGTAGCTACTATGGAGCCTATTGTTTTTGAAAATGGAACTTTAATTGTTCCTGATTTCAATGTTAATCTTCAAAAGTTTTTATTCATTCACCCCGAATATAATAAAACTTTTTTTGAATTAGACAAGGAGGCAAATGCGTCAAAAGAAGTTGAGGAAATGTATACAACATTAGACTCTCAAATAGCTGCTAAAAATTTAGATATAAATGACTTAGAAGCAATAGCTAGAGTTTGCTTATCATCATCAGCTTCAAATCTAACATCATCAGAATTGAGAAGAGATATGATATTGTATGCAAAGAAAAACCCTACTGAATTCATGAGTTTAGTTAATGATGAGAATCTTAAACTAAGAAATATAGCTGCAAAAGCTGTTGAAATGGGTATTCTTCACATTAAATCAGACAACAGAACAGTTGTTTGGAATAAAGATAGAAAAAAGAAAGTAATTATGGCTCCATTTGGAGAAAACGTATATAGTGCTTTAGGTATGTATTTTAAGACAGACGAAGGACTTGATGTTTTACAAAAGATTACTAACAGTCTATAATTAGATTGTATGCATCGTGAAGGGAGAGAGGTTGCAAATTGCGACCTCTTTTTTTGTACTTTTGTAAAAAATATATCCTATGATTAATAGTGTAAGGAATACTGTTATGTTTTTGCTAAATAAAGATAACAGAGGATATGTATCTCCTTCAGAGTTTGATTTTTTTGCAAAACAAGCACAGCTTGAAATATTTGAATCTTATTTTACAGAGTATTCAAAGGCTGTTTTTATGCAAAACAATAGAAGAAAAGCAGCAAACTACGGGGATACAGTTCAGCACATACAAAACAAAATTGATAAGTTTTATTCAAACGCAAACTTAGCATATCGTGATGTGGGACTTGCGAGTCCAAGCGTTGGTGAAGAGCAAGATTATTTTGACTTACCAACTGATTTATATAAATTAATTAACATCACTTATCAAGGTGGTTTTGGTTCTAGCACAACTATGGGTGGCGGCGCTGTAGTTCAACCTGTTAGACCACACAAGTTTGATATGATTGTGAACAGCAATATTACTCAGCCGACCGTTACATATCCAATCTATGTTCGTAGTGCTAATACCATATATGTAAGACCTTTGTCGATACAATCTAATATTCAGGCAAACTATATTCGAAGACCAGTCGACCCACACTGGGGTTATAACACTATTAACTCGGACCCTGTTTACAATGCAGATAGCTCAACAAATTTTGAAATATCAGGAGAAGATGAAACAGAATTAGTTGTGAAAATTTGCAAATATGCAGGATTAAGTATTAGAGAGGCTGATGTTGTACAAGTAACAGCGCAGCAAGAGCAAGTAGAATTTACAAAAGAAAACTCATAAAGCATGCCAGTTATAGGAAGACACATAGACCATAGAGAATATTATCAAAATGATGGCAACTTGCCATTAAGTGAAAACTGGGGTACATATCAGTATTTACTCTTATCTGATATAATAAATAATTTTATGCTGTCTTATGTAGGCGACAATAAGGTTATAAATAAGATAGATAGAAATGAAGTTGTATTTCATGCAAAAAGAGGTTTACAAGAAATTCATTATGATGCATTAAGAGAGGTAAAAGGTTTTGAGGCTGAATTGCCAGATAACCTAAAAATGCATCTACCACACGACTTTGTTAGTTGTGTTAAGGTTTCATATGTTGGAGATGATGGTTTAACCCATCCTATTGTGACTAATTATAACACAGCAACTCCTACAAGTTATCTTCAAGACAACACTGCTCAGAAAAACATACTTTTAGACAATAATGATGATGCTCTTACAGGTACTCCTGTAATTGAGACAAACTGGGCAAACCAGCCTGGTGATGCTAAAAAAATGCCTTCTAGAAATCTACTAGGTCAAAATTTTGGTATGGACACAGCTTCAAAAAATAATAATGGAAGCTATGTTCTTGATAAAAACCAAGGTTTAATTCTTTTTAGTTCTGATTTAACTGGTAAGAATATTTTGATAGAATACGTTTCAGACGGTATGTATGGCTTGGCTGATAATGAAATAAAAGTTCATAAACTTGCTGAAACCTTTATGTATGATTATATCGTTTCAAATATACTGAAACAAAAATTTGGTGTTCAAGAGTTTATTGTAAGAAGAGCTCAAAAACAAGCTTTAGCTTCATTAAGAAACACAAAAATTAGACTCAATTCTATTAAATTAAACGAACTAACTCAGATATTAAGAGGAAGAGATAAGTGGATAAAGTAGTATGAAAATACAGAATTTTTTTAATACAGGTAAAATGAACAAAGACGTCGATGAACGTCTTGTTAAAAGTGGAGAGTTTCTAGACGCTAGAAATATCAGAGTACTCAATACCGCTTCTAGTGATGCTGGGGCTATTGAAAATGAAAGGGGAAATGTTCAGCTAACAAACATACCTGTAGCACAAAACCCAAAGTGTATTGGTTCTGTATCAGACGAGGCAGAAGAAAAAATATATTGGGCAGTAGTAAACAATGTTGGATATTCTTACATATTTGAGTATGATGCGATAAACGACATAACATCAACTGTTTTGGCTGATGAGAGAACAGGTGATAGTCAGGTTTTAAATTTTGATTCAAATTATAAAATTACAGGATTTAATGTTGTTTATAATGCATCAAAAAAATCAAAACTTTTATTATTTACTGATGGGTTAAACCCACCAAGAATGGTTGATATAAAAAGAGCTAAGGGTTATGGTATAAGTAATTTTATAGAAGATGATATTTCTTTATATAAAAAACCCCCAAGACAAGCTCCTGTTGTAAAACCTTTTAATAGTTTGAATTCAACAGAAAACGCTGTGAAAGAGCAATTTTTTGCTTTTGGATATAGATATAGATACCTAGATGGTGGTTATTCTGCACCATCTTCTTTTTCCTACTTTCAGTTCACTCCAAAAAACTTTCAAATTGATTTTACGTCCATGGAAAACAAAGGCATGGATAATATATTTAATGGTTATAAAGTAACTTATAATAGTGGGGATAAAAGAGTTACAGATGTTCAGCTTTTGTTTAAATACTCTACGGATAGTTCAATATTTATTATTGATAGTATTAACAAAAAAGAGAGCTCTATACTAGATGACACTAATGAGACATATGAGTTTACTAATAAAAAAATATTTAAAACACTCCCAAAAGATGAGGTTTTTAGAATATTTGACAATGTTCCTTTAACCGCAAAAGCACAAGACTTTATTAACGATAGAATTGTTTTTGCAAACACCACAAGTCAATACGACGTGGTTGAAACTGAGGGTTCAAACGATAAAATAAAAATATCATACGATGTTTCTTTAGATTCTGTGTCACAGGAAGGAGATGAGCTTGTTGGAACATTATCCGCCAGCGACACAAAAATAACCTTTGATTTATCAGGTGTTGATTTATTACAAGATAAAACAATAACATTTATTTTAAAATTGGAATCTGCAGAAGCTGGAACAGCGCCTGATGATTATTTTAATGGCTCTGCTCTTATCGAGTCCGCCTTTGTTATAGGTCAGGATTATGCAAATGTTACTGAACTAGTAGCGTCATCGGAGTTTATAGACTGTATAGCGTCAATGACTGGTATTTTTCAAAGTGTTGTTATAACCACACCTCCACCAAACCCATTAAATCTTGTTTATGGTTCAGTTACTTTAGATTCATCAACATCAACAACCTTTACCTTACTGATGCCTGTTAATGTTCACACAACAGACGATACACCAGCAGACGCAACAGATAATGATGACCCAGCTTTTCAGACAGATATAAACGAAGTATTTACACTTGAAGATGGTTCAAATCTTAGAATAAAAGATACAGTAAGTAATGTATCTTTAAAATCTAATAGAAGTTTTGAAGTTGGGCTTTGTTATTTAGATTCACATGGTAGGTATTCAAGTATACTGCTTCCAAAAGAATCTTTAGGTGAGTCTATAAGTGAGGTTTTTGTGCCAATAGCAAATTCTGTAAATCTTAATAAACTAAGAATTAAACTTTTTAATAATCCTCCATATTGGGCTGATAGGTATAAATGGTTTGTAAAGGTAAACAAGGGACTTCATTATAATTTATATGCAACCATATTTTACGAAGACCAAATCTACAGATGGATACTTTTACAAGGAGCTAATTTAGGAAAATTAGAAGTTGGAAAAAACTTAATTGTAAAGGCTGATGATAACGGTCCGCTACAACAAGAAGTGAAAACAAAAATTCTTGAAATTACAACCAAAAACGCTACAGACGAGGTGGCTGCAGGTCAAGGGTGGATTAATGGAAATGCAGATAGTTCAGGTGACCCATTAGTGGAATTAGCAGGAACATTTGTAAAAATAAGACCCAATGGATTCACTTTAGATTTTAACCCAGATAACTTTATTAATTACTCATCAAGCAGGAGATTTGGTAGAGGTGGTGGGTCTGGTACTAATACAATCTGGATTCCAAAAGGAAGTAGTAGTGCTTTGGGCTTGTTAATATTGGGGAATTCTGGTCAATTAAATGAAGGTCTTCTTCAAAAAAAAACTAGCGCACCTGGAGTAAGCCCTATAGAGTGGTCTGATATTGCTATAACACCAGGGACTCAAATAAAATTGGAGTTGGTTTATAGTGAAAGTGATGGTAGTCCTAATTTTAATTATTTCAAAGAATGGACTTCTAATAATGAGTATGTAAGTACACCAACAAGAAACGCTCTTCAGTTATTTTTTGATAGCGAAACAAATTTCACAAAAACAGAAGACTATGCTATGAGTGGTTATGATACAGCCACATCTATTAGGTTTAGAGTTCCTTCTCTAAATGATGAAAATGAAGGCTTCAAGTTAGTCATAGCAAAATCTAATTCGTCAATGGCAGGAAGATGGGTTATGAGAGTTCAGGCTACAGAAGGGACTGCAACTTTTGAATCCTCTAGATTAACATGTAATTTAAATCTTGTTTTAGTTACCACATTAGGAATTTTTGAAACAGAGCCAGATGATATAGATAACGATATTTATTACGAAACAGAAGAAACTTTTTTGATTGAAAATGGCCTTCACAAAGGAAATGAGCAAGACCAAACATCTACATTACCTGCTATTTCTAAACTAGGATTTGGTAATTGCTTTAGTTTTGGTAATGGGGTAGAATCAGTCAGGGTCAAAGACGATAGGTTTTTACCTTCTTTTGATATAAAATCAAGACCAAATATAGCTATAGTTGAGGGATATGAAAGAAAAGAGGATACTAATAAGCTTATATATAGTGGGCCGTTTAATGAAAACAGCGGATATAATACACTAAATGAGTTTAATTCAAGTAGAGGTATAACAAAGTACATGGACATGAAATATGGTTCTATACAAAAGCTTTTTGCAAGGGAATCTGATTTAATAGTTTTTCAAGAAGACAGAGTTTCAAAGGTCTTGTATGGAAAAAATATACTTACAAGTCCTGACGGAACTGGTAGCTTATCTCAAATAGAACAAGTTTTAGGGCAAGACGTTCCTTTTTCTGGAGAATACGGTATTTCTTTAAATCCAGAATCTTTTGGCTTTTATGAAGGTAAAATGTATTTCTCAGACGCAAATAGAGGTACTGTTTTAAGATTGGGAGGAGATGGAATAACACCGATATCTTATATTGGAATGAAATCTTTCTTTAAAGAAAATCTTTACAATAATAAAAATAATTTTAACATAGGTGGATTTGACCCTAAATATCATCAGTATGTGTTATCAATGAGTAGCGTTCAGATGCCATCAGAACCACTTGAACTTGATTGTGCTTCTGTATTCACAAAAACACTTGCTGGAACATTTACATATAGTTTAAATGTAGGTCAATTCCCAGGAACTGCAACTGTAGGTTACAGCACAACAGGAACTATATCAATTTCTATTGTGTACAACGGAAATACCTATGGTAGCACAGGTTTGACTGGAACAGGAACTGTTACATTTCCTGTAACATCTAGTGATTTAGAGACAACAAATTTAGCCACCGTACAAATAACGCCTGTAGGGGTGGTTACTGCAACAATAACTCATGTTTGTCCAGTTCCAGAAACGCTTGAAATAGTTCTTATTGTTGTTAATGATTCACAAGAAGCGAGTGAAACAATTATAAATAGATATAAGCATAATGGAAGTAACGGGAATAATTATAATTCTGAATTAGATGTATTTGATTTTGATGAATTAACAAGGTTTGAGACTATATCTGGATTTATGGGAGGAGATGTTATACCAGACAATGGAGATACGGTTACTATTTCCTCATTGAAACAAATAGGAGTTCACACTGGAGATTTTAATGAGTGTAATAGTTTGGGATATCTTGTTTCTGAGGCCAGTTTAACAGTTCAAAACGTAGTAGACCAGGCCACATATCCAGCAGTTACAACCACTACAACTTCCACAGAAGAGGAAAACATTGCAACATTTACATTTAACAGAACTAATACAAGTCAAAAATTGTATTTAGTGTGGAACTATATTGATAATCTTCCCGTTTTAGTTAATGATACTGTGACAGGAATTGCTAATGGTGGAAGTAGTGTAATTAATGTAGTAGCTAACGACACAATTCCTTCACCATTCACTATTACAATAGGAACACAACCAACAAATGGAACAGCTGTAGTTAATGCTAATAACACTATTACATATACACATACCTCGGGTAACAGTTTAAATGACAGCTTTACTTATATCGTAAGTAGGGGTGGAGCTTGTACTGCAGAAGCCACTGTAACAACGGAAGCCCTTGCAATTACAGTAGATACATATATTTACATATATTTTGATGATTCTGGCTCTATGAATAACACAGAGGCAGAGCTCCAAACAATGAGAGCTGGAGCCTTAAAATCCACTCTTCAGGACCTTTACGCAACAGGAGGGACTGAATCAAGCGGTAACACAAACACAGCTACTAATGGTAGTGATGAATACGATGCTAAGGTAACTATTGTTTATGGAGCTACTGGGGGGTGGACAAATGAGAGAACTTTTGCTGCTATTGGTGATAATGACGTTAATGATTTCATAGCCACGAACACACACAACTCGTTTCCTTCAGATGCAGCTAATGTTATAGTAATGGTTTTCCAAGACGAAGCGAGTGCTGGTTATCACGATTCTAGAACTAGCGGTAGTTTTAATAATGACGCTAGAACAAATAATTATAACACAGATATGGCTGATATAAGGTCAAGAGTTACCTCTTTAAACACCTCTAATTCATCTTTTTATAGGGGAGTTGTTTTTCAAGTAGAGGATAATTCAGGAAACCCAGACTATCCATTTAAAGCGTTTTTGCAGGCTGTTGAAGGCGGTACTGCTTCAAACTACACAGGAACAAATGGATTAAGTGATTTGATGACAGGAAGCACGCCTACGTTTGTTTTTGAGTATGATATTGAAGACAGTACAAGCAATGATGCTACTGCTCCATTTAAGCCAGGCTCCACAACTGATAGATTTGACCAATGGCAATATTACTATCTATATTGGATGACACACGCACTTAACACGCTAGGATATACACCAGATGGTCAAAGTTGGCCAATAATAATAGACGACTAATAATATGAGTTTAAAATTAGGAAATAGAACAATAACATTTGATGAAGTTTATAACGTATGGACTTCTTTTCATTCATATGAACCAGAATGGATGGAAAGACTGGGTGCTAATTTTTATACATTCAAAGGTGGAGAGTTGTATATTCATGACGAAAACGAAACAAGAACTAGTTTTTACGGTATTTCTTATGGGTGTGATGTTACTTATTCAGCAAACAAAAACCCTTCGGAAATTAAATTATTTAAAACAGTTAATTTAGAGTCAAACTCTAATGGTTGGTTTGCAGAAATAACATCTGAACTTGAATCAGGTAGAATAGGAACCAACTCTAATTTATTGTTTGAGGAAAAAGAAGGCATGAGGTATGGGTATATTAGAAGATATGAAACTGATAGATTAAACTTCAATAAATTGTCTGTAGTTGGTTTAGGTAACTTACAAAGCGAACCAGCTGCAAATCAATTTGCGTTAACAGATAACATACCAAATCAAGTCCAGGCAAATAATGCCGATGGTCTCGGAGGCGATGAGCTTTATTTTAATAGTGGCTCTACGCAGCTTATTGGTACTATAGATAGCTATGTTGACAATGTTATAACAGTAGCTTCAACCGATAATGACCCAGGTGTAGGAGATTTTCTTTTTGTTGTCAAAAACGCAGAAGCAGAGTCTTTTGGATTGAGGGGTTATCATGCAAAAGTAAAATTAATAAACAATAATACAGATTTTGTAGAGTTGTTTGGTGCGAATAGTGAGGTATTTAAGAGTTACATCTAAAATTCGTATATTTGTATAACTATATATAGAAGAAAAAAATGGCATTTTTAACAACAATGGGATTGGTAACTGGAGGTTTAGGCTCCGTTAATCAATTTATACAAGGAGGTAAGATGAAAAGGCAAGCCTCAGATATGCTTGCTGGTATAAGGGATGTTGAGTTAACTAATTTAGCAGAAAACCTAAAACCTTCTTTAGCAGCCGAAAGAACAGCAATACAGGGTATAAATCAAAGCATGTCTAATGCTGTAGATGTTGCTGGAACTATGGATGCTGCTCAAGCTATGGCTATGTTGGGTTCAGCACAAGGTCAGGCTTTTGACCAACAAACAAAAGTTTTTGATTCAATTCTTCAGAAAGAGTCTGATTTTGACGTAATGCGAATGGAACAAGAAGTAAAAAACAGAGATATACTGGAGGCGAGAAACATGGCGAAACGTCAAATGGCTATGGGACAAATGCAGGCTGGGGCTGAAATGCAAAGCGCAGCTGTAAAGGATTTTGCAACAACAGCTGTTAGTGCTGGTGTGGCTCAAGAAGCCGCACAGGCTGAGGCAGGCTTTACAGACCCTAAAGCCCTTAGATTAAGTAAAAAAGCATCTAAATTTGGCGTAGGTAAGGATAAGCTTACTGAGGTCTACAATGCAAGTGGTACAGCAGGTCTTAAACAACTAGTAAAAGACAACAGACCTGATTTTAAAGATGGTAAATTTGCTCAGTTCTTTTCAGGTATTGGTAGTAAAATAGGAAGCTTGTTTAATTAATATAATATGGGATACTCAGGGGGAATATATTCAAAGCCAATTTTAGGGGGGTTTTCAGATGTTGCAAATCTATATCTTCAAGGGAAGATGCAGGTTATCAATATTAGACAACAAGTAAGACAGCAAAGAAGTGAAGAGCTTCAGGCTTTGGCAGAACAAGCCGCTGAAATAGAGGCTACTGGTGTTTCTGAGATAGACAAGCTTTATCAACAGGGTGCAAATGACTTAAGACAAGCCGCTAGTGATGCTCATACATCCAATATACTTGGTCAAACTAATAGAGGCGTAGCAACTGCGCGCGTAAATAACTACACATCACAAGCCTCACAGTTAGCAAATGCGTCCACTATCATCAAAACAAAAGTTGATGAGATGGACAAAGAAATATTAAACGGAAAAGTAAACGATTATTCGAGAGCAAAGTATTTAAGAGGTTGGTTTACTGAGCAAAATTTAGTCCCAAGGTATATAAAAATTCCAGTCGACCCCAATGACGCATCAAAAGGTTATACACAGGTGCCACAATACCAAACAATGGGCACTGAAATGATTGACGGAAAACTTCATTATAGAAAAACATCTAATTTTCTTAATACAAACACTGGGGTAGAAGAAGTTCAAACTCGATTGACAAGTATAAACGAAATGAGCAATACGCCTGATTTATTTATGCAGTTTGATGTTAATGATTATGTTAAGGAATCAACAAATGCAATAGGTCAAAGTCAAGCAGTTGATTTAGTGCCAGGACAACCTGCTGGAAGCCCTCCTCCATTTACAAGTCAACAAACAATAACTGCACAAGGAGGAAATACTCAAATATACACAAGAGTTATAGCTCCATCAAGATTAATTCAGGTGGCTGATATGATAGAAACAGATATTAATGCTGTTCTACAGGATGATAAAAAAGTTATTTCTATTCTATCTGAATATTATAATGCAAGGGCGATTGGAGATGAAGGTTTTGGTGGTATGAAAGACCAAAGTCAAATTAATGATTTATTTGGAGAGACAGAGTATACAGACCAATCTACTGGAGTTGTAACAAAAATACCTCAATTTTATGATAAAAATGGTGATGGCATTACTTTAACTAATACAGATTCAAGCGGTAATATAATAGACCCAACTATAATTCAGTTGGATGCGTATAATAACGAAGAGATTACAGACGACCAGAGGTCTATTGTGGGAGCTATACTAAGAAAGAAAATGCTTAATGCGTTTAACATAAAGCTTTCTGATTTCAAAATAAGAGATATATTAAAAGCAAAAAAACCTAAAGGTGACGAATCCTTAAGCGTTTTAGCTTCAGTTTATACAAAGAATGGTCAAACAACTACAACAGACTTTGATAATATTAACACCATGATTTCATTAACAGAAGCACAAAACGCCAATAACACAAGCCTTACCACTCAAATATTGCAAGAAAGGAATACAAATGGTTTTACTACGAGAGGGTTTAATAATCAAGTTGCCGCAACAGTATTTAAACCAACAAATGAGTATGGTAGTATTAACATAGGTAATGAGTTCCAGGAAGTCTTAAGTGAAAATATGCTTATTTCTGACCTTTACAACAAAAAACTGGATAAAATAAGAGGAGTAGGCTTCTCTGAAGACCCATCTGGAACTGGTAATTCTAGAATATTCGTTACTGGTGATGTTATAGTTGCAGAGACTGAAGCGGATTGGAATCAAACATCTGGTGGTCAAAACGCTGCCTCTTCAGGATACTCTACAAACTCAAAACAACAAGTCGTAAGTGAATCTGTTTCTGTTTTAGAAGATTCTAAGATTCAAAGATTATATCAAAATTTATATGCTAATGTTCCAGGTTTTGACGCTAAAATGCGAGGTTTAGGGTTTACTGGGCCTACTGCAAAAAGCTCTACCTTTGGCAATAGCGCTTATGTCGATGCTATAATTACATATATTAAAGATAAGAAAAACAACGCACTATAAGATGATTGTGAACGAACAAACAACAACACCAGATATCAATACAGAATCTTCTGATGTTACAACAAATACAGCTGTGGTCGAAAATGATTCTCAGAATCAAACTAACCCAACAGACCCGCCTATTGTTGTTGATAAAGTGGTTAATTATTTTAAGTCTAAACTTGATAAGGCAGGTAAAAAATATGATGAAAAACTTCTTTACCAATACGCAAAAAGAAGCGACTTAAAAACCTTTATAAGAAAGTGGCATGTTTACAATGGATTTGCAAACCAACTGCCATCTCCATCAGAGGTGGATAGTGTCTACAACACTTGGATAGACCAAAACGCCATTGAAAAAAAAAATCAAAACCAGACTGCACAACAGGTTCTACAGAGCCAACCAAATGTTCAGTCTACAGATTCGGACTCACCTTCCACATCTACAGATGGAAGCTCTTCATCGGCGCCAAATACAATAAATCTCAGTGAAGAAGATTTAAATAACGCTAGTAACACCAATACAGACGAAATAAATCTATATGATTTTGACTCTTGGAAAAAAGAAATAGAGATAAAAGGTATTGGGGGTTATTTAAGTGAAACAAGATATCTTTCCACGATAGTAAATCAAATTCCTAAAGAGGTTTTTGAAATGAATGAAAGAGATGCGGAAAGAGAATTAAAAAAACTTCTTACGCCATATCAATACGAGGTTTCTCAAGCTGTTGGCACATCTAATCAGTTAAAAATAAAAACTCCTGACGGAAGAGAGCAGATTATTGAACTATACCCCAACCTTAAAAAACAAAGATTAAATTATATTAATGATGGTGGAGTAGAGGATTTGGTAGATAACAGGTTCAAGCAATTTAAAAACTTTTTACTTGGATATGACGATGATGGAAATGTTGTAGGTAATCCAAACCTTGTTCAAAACATGGCTGATAGGTTTTCTAACTCTAACAATATAATTATAGATATTTTTCAGGAGACTGAAAGATTTGTAACGCCTGAATTAGTTGATTTAGAAAATCTAGCAGGGTCTCTTGGTGTTAGTGTTGACACATTTATGAAAGACGGCCTTATAGACTCAAGAAGTGTAGAGCTTGGCATCATATCTGCTAAAGCAAGCTTACAACAAGTTTATGATGATGCAATAGCGCAGGAACAAAATATATTCAATATAGCGTCTCAAAATGTAAGGTCAAAATTTAAAAACGTATATCGTGCTTCTGGAGAAGCCGTAACTACCGAAATCAAAAAAGAAACAGCTTCTTTATTTGAGTCATACGACCCAGATAACAATATTTTTGCAGTAAAACAAGCATATAAATATTTAGATGATATGCTTGTGGCGATAAAAGAAAAAAAAGACATAGCTTCTAAATTTATGGGTTCTGCTTTGGCTTTGTCAGGCACTTATAAGGGTTTTGATTTAAATGACAGCGTAGGCATGATGTATGCCGTTAGAGCTGGTTTAGATTTGGGAGATATGCCATCAGATGGTATATTGATAAATGGACTTCCTTCTTCTGCAAATAGTTTTCAAAATATAGTTACAGACCCACAAGGACTTCATGATATTATGAAGGGTAAAATAAAAATTGAAGTAGACCCAAATAGTGATGCTTATGGCGTTTTAGCTCCTTATATTTCAGGAGCTTTAAAACTACAGGATAGAAACGAGGCCTACGACTCTACAGGGGGGCTTAAAGGTACAGCAGGCCAAGCCTTAGCAAATGCTAATATAGCATATGAGTGGGTAGAAGACTTAGTTCAAGGTGTAGGTATTGGTGTTTTAGATATTGGGGCAAACACTGGTGTTCTGTTTTCAGACGCACTACAAATGATTGGGTTTGATAAAACAACAGCAGATTCAGTGGTTTTTGGAATGTATGGCCTTCCAACGACCCCAGGACT